GTAAACTTGTACCCCAACTGACTGCATTTTATTGATAGTCTGTAGCACACCAACCATGAACTGCCCTGTACACATACCGCCATACATAGGTGTTGCAATCATAAGGCTTGGTTTGTTCTTATTAATTGTTACTGTTTCGATACTCATTTGTAATCCCTTTCCATGTATTTTTTAACTAAATTAACTAGTGTTTCAAACCTTGCTACTTCGCCTCGCACATAATTGCTAGGGAATCCTGCTTCGTATGCCCAAAGAACGACCTGTTCTCTGTCAATCATTTTGCTCTCTGTTTTTTCGTTCTCGTTGTTCACGTTGTTCTCTCTGTTGTTCTTGTGGGGTCATTTTTAACACTTCTGTAAATTGTTTCTGATTTCTTTGCCAAACATACTGCACACTTCCAGCGCTTATGATTCTTGCTGGATGTTGTCACTAGTTTGAATCCTTCCTTGTTCCTCTTCTGCTGGCATGACGGGCAAAACTTCGTTTCCATTTTTTTCTTTCTTTTTAAATATGTTGTCGTAATTACTGCGGTACTCTTCAGTTGTTTTCTTTTGGTTTTCATTCATTTTCTTAACTCCTTCAAGATGCACTCAAGGCGATACACAATCACGATGAGGCAGATTAATAGCGTCCAATCCATCATTTTTCTCCCGTTACGGTAGCCCACCAAGCCTTAAATTCTTTTGGCTCATAGTACGCTATGCTTTTAGACATAGTCCCTAATCGTTTACTAAGTTTTGGTTTAGGCGCATCTTTTAAATTTAACTTACCTGAAAGTGTGTGCATCGAAACCCCAAGCTCTTGACTAAGTTCTTTTAAGCTACGTAATGGTGGTCTAGGTACGCCTTTTCTTGCGTGATATTCCTTCCATGCTTGGGCTTCAGTGACGTGTTTCATTATTTTACCAAGCAGGTATAAGCTAGCTTACCGATACGGAATTGCTTCATGGTGTCACAATCTTGTTGCAAATGATAAGTGAACGTAGCATTAGCCACCATACTGCCAAGAGCAAAGCCCACTAGCAATACAATCAAAAAGTTTCTCAGCTTAGTAAGCCAAGCCTTGTAATCTTTATTAATCTCTTCCATCATCTTCTCCTTAAAATGGTGCTTCTTCAGGCAAGTATGCCTCTCTTAAAATAGTAATCTTTTCGATTGATTCATATTCCTCAGCGAAGTTCTCTGCTTCTTCCATCGTATGAAACCTTCTTACACGATTACCGTTCTCATCCAAAATCTGATACCAAATGACTTTATGTTGCGCTCTAAGTTGTCTCATTAGCATTCTCCATAACTAGAACCGTAATTAGCTTCACAAGCCACAGGCAGTCCTTTAGCCCATTCAGGCGCAGTGGACATAACCTTGACAATGTATTCCAACGCTTCATCTTTCTCCGATTCATGCACCACGCACACCGCAGCGTCGTGAACTGTTAGCACTACTGGATAACGCTTATTGATTTCAAGCATCTGCTCACCCACGACGATACGTGCTAGAGCTTGAACTACGTTTTCCACAACTGAACCACCCCATATGTTCACGGGGCCCTTGCGTGACTTGTATACGTATCCGCTATTAGATTCTTCATTGGTCTCAAGCTTAAGTTCTGGGTAACGAATGTATAAGCCGTTAGGTAAACGGATACCTTCTTTATGAATCTGCAAGCATTTATGTTTGCCGTAGTAGTATGGCTTTTTATCTTTCTCCCAATCAGCTAGGTCTTTGAGTAGCTTGTCACCATCTTTCCATAGCTTGATAATCTTGTCGTTGGTCTCACGATACAAGTCAACAATCTCCTTGCACTTCTCTTCAGTAAGGTCAGCGCCAGGGGGTTGTGTTTTCAACGTGTGTTGTAGTTTTAGCGCACCCGTTCCGTATCCGAGTCCGAGAATACACGTCTTGCCAACGAACCGTTCAATTGGGTCTTTCTTACTAATTTCTCTGTCGTATATTTTCGATGCAAATATAGAATACACGTCGTCTCCATTTGCAAACTGCTTAACCACATCATCCTGTCCAGCGAGCCACGCAAGTACCCGTGCTTCAATTTGAGATGAGTCACAGTTGATGACAATGTGGTCATCAGGCGCAAGCACTGCGTTCTTGAGAGCCTTTTTCTTTTTATCCCTGCTCGGTAAGTTTTGGAAATTAACTTTGTCTGAACCCGCCCAGCGACCAGTATGCGCTCCATAATACTTAAGGGGGATAGGCAGTTTGCCCTTATTCCTTGCTCCAACTGAAATAAAACGTTCAATGCGAGATTCCTCTATCGTTGATTTAGTTCCTAGACGAACGGCGCACAACTGTTGTATGAACGGGTCTTCATGTGCAGTCAATGCAATAAAACCTTCGTCGTTCTTAGCCAACGCAAATGTCTGTTTGCCTGTCGTCTTGCTTTCTTTCATCGGCGGTTTAACACCGAATTCCTCAAGCACCTGTGCGAATTGCTTATTACTAGCCAACTTCTTGCGGACTTCTTCTTCTGTCTCGCACTTAAGCTTTTCCTTAAGACCACCAAGCAGTTCATATTTCTCATTCTTAATATCCTCTAGTCTTCCTTCAAGCAAGCCGTCATCTACATGGAACACAGGGTTAATAAACATACGCAGGGTCATGTCTATCAAATCTAATTCCTCTTGCGGAAACTCGCTCGACAATATTTGGAAGAGCCTTAAAGTTAGGTCTACGTCGTTTTTGCAGTATTCGCCATATTGGGCAAGCTCGCTAGAAGTGAAACCAGTTATCTGCTTGCCCTTGGCTTCAACAACTTCCGTGCCTTTAGCACCGATGCTATAGCGTTCAGCCAATTTAGCAAGGCTACCTCCAGCATCCACTCCATGAACTGCACGAGCCATGCATAGCGTGTCTAAATAATATTTTGGGCGAACATCAAATCGCCATGCCAATATCGCACCATCAAACATAGTGTTATGGCAAAGCAACGCAGAGTTCGCCCAGTCGTATTTCGCTAAATAGCGTTTCACGTCAGCGTGAGAGCCTGAATACCAAGTCGTAGGTTCATCGTTAACTTTGACACCCACACCGATAACTTCAAACTTCTTACTGCGGATATATTCCTCAGTAGTGAATTTCGTTAGCGAGTAGTCTTGAGCGTAGTAGGTCTCAAAGTCTAGTGTGATTAGGTTCACTTAAATCCTTAAATAGCGTGGTGCATAGTTACAAAAATAGGGAGTCAAGGCAGAACCTTGCTCCCTAAGAATTACTTAGTTAAGTTGGTAATCTCTCGATTAAGATACCATTGAGCCTTAAGTAAGTCTTCCTTGCGATTACCCTTGTGTCCTGCACGAGTAATATATTTCACGACGTTACCCAAGTTATACGTTAACTTCTTCGCCTCAATGAAATCAATCGTCTCAATGCCACCCACTTTGTAATGCGCTGGGTGATTGACAACATCGTTGATGGATATATTAGACGTTGACGCACCAAGCATACGCATAGGTCTACGACCTTGTGAAAGACTCCAAGTCATATCGCTAAGGTTTTGCATCAATAATTTCTTTGGGCGACCAGCCTTCTTTGGCTTAGTAGCTTTCTTACGAGCTTTACTCATAGCGTTATAAACTGTTGTAATAGGAATCCCTGTCTGTGCTACGATTTCCTTAGCGGACAGATTAGGTTTCTCTACCATTAGCTTACGCACTTGTGCTGATTTACTTTCTGAGTGTTTCATTTACTTCTCCTTTTTAGTTGAACTACGTTTTACTGCGACAATACCTGTTTCACTTGTTTGCTTACGAGCCTCTAACATCTCGTCTGCGAACCTATAACATTCTTCTGCACTTGCTCCTGTGATTACTTTAAACATCGCAAAGCAATCTCTTAAATCTTCTTCACTCATGGTTCATCTCACGATTCTTCTTAAATAGATAATCGTTGCGATACTCGCTAGGTGGAGTCCACCCATGCTTTCGCCAAATCTTTTGCACATCTGCACCGCCTGTGTAAACGAATGTCGAATTAGTATCAATAGCCATAGGACTCTTAGGTTTCTCAGGTGGTTTAGCTATAGCCCTAAACTTTCTAAATATGTTACTCATGGTAGTATTTCCTTATAGTCTCTTCAAACTGTGCTAAGTTATCTTCATTGACGATTACTGCAAGACCGCCCGATGCCTCAATCTCAGCTAGGTTTTTCAACTGCAACGCAGTCGGCTTACCCTTACCTGCCTTGCACTCAACACCAATGAATCTTCCCTTCAAACATACTAAGAAATCAGGAACTCCACTAGCACCATAACCGCCTGTTGCTGGCATAGCATAGTAAATATCCATGCTCTTCAACAAACGCTTAACTTTATCTTTTACTTTTCCTTCAGGTGTCATTGACATACTCTTCTCCTATCTATCGATTCACCCCTTAGTGAAAGCAAATCTTGGTGTGGCAGTATGATGCAAAAATAAGAATCACTTGCCCGCCAGCCAATTTCATCAAAGTCAGGGTTAGGAATGTCAGGGTTATATATCTGCATCTTCGCAATAGCTCTATCTGATTGTATTTGGTGTGGCGATGCCAATATCATTGTGAGCTTAGACTTGATACAGTCAGGTAGCGTATCTTCCTTGTAGTGTCGGACATGATTATCTCCAACGAATACATGGTAAGTGTCACCTTCTCTCATAACAGGCACTCGTGTCAGATTCCAATTAGTGCGATGGACAATCGGTGTTAGGTCTGTGAACATGGTATTAGCATCCAAGTGAGAAAGAAGTGGTTTGGATAATTACGACAGGCAGTATGCACTTCGAGGTCTCGCCAGTAATTACTTTCTTTAGGGATGAAACCACCGAACACGCTATCGCTTTGGAACTTGCCTTCAGTAGATGCTTTGAACATAGTCGCAATAGGAATGATGTCAGGGAACTCATCAAGGTTAGACACTCGTCTGAAGTCCTCAACGATGACATACTTAGATTCTTTCCTATAACTGTTTGGTGTATCAACTAATTCTCTCTTCACTTTGGCAACTAATAAATCGTGTTGACTGTCAGCACCCACAACATAAAAGGGTTTGTGGAACGCTTGCTCTACTGCTTGTTTCTTTTCTTCTCTAATTTTATCTGCTAGTTCGTATTTGTCAAGTAATTTTTTACATATATCTCTGTCTAAAATGTAGTTAGGAGTGCTAGGACTTTCCCCTAGATATGCACGAACCAAAGCATGAGCCATTTCAGGAGTAATACCGTATATATCTTTAGAGTCATTACCGAAAGAAGATGCGTAATTGCTTACCGCACCATCCCAAGTATCACGCAACGGTGACATGATTCTCTCAATGCTTGGCACAACATTGTTCTTCTTCAACGAACCCATCAGCGTAGGTAGCTTTACGCTATGTAGCGTTTCACGGTCTGCTGAATCACTACCTCGCTCCTTCTGATAGTATGGGCTACGATAGTTATACTGCACACCTGATGAGTCCTTCTCTACCCACACTTTGCACACAGGTAGTCCGTTAGGATATGCCATATAGAACTCATATCTCTTATTACCATCCCACCTACCTACAACTTCAACTACACGAAATACTTTCAAGCCATACTTGAAAGATACTTCTCTCACCAGAGGGAAGGCTTCATCTTCCATCAGAAGATTCTCTACTGACTCGATGCCCTCCATATACACACCATCAAACATATATCTACTCATCATACTTCTCCTTAGTATTGTTCAACTTCTTTACCGTCAACTGTTATAGTTATCCCCCAATCACTCGCTGGGTATCGCTTACCCATTTCATACTCTATGGGTTTCATAACCGAAGGATTGTTACGGAAGATTTCCTTGTTCAGTTTGCGTCGCATAGCATCGTAGACAGACTCTAGGTTTAGAGGATGCCCACTATAATAATTATTCGAGGACTTGTGATAAGAAACTCTGCGTCTAACATTCATGACATCGTGAGCAACGCAATACAACATAGCCGAGTCCAATGGTGAGGTAGACAACCTACTCTGAGCCTCGCTGTGTAAGTTAGAAGTATCAATACTCACACCCCACCCACTACTGTCACGAGTAGCTCCCAAATCTTCTAGTAATTCGTATGTCATATCTATAAAATCCTCAGACCTCATTGACTTCATCATCGCATCAGAGATTTTGTAGAAGTCCACATACTGCTTAAGAAAGTCTTTAGCCACCTTACGCATCACACGCTGACCTGTCACTTGGTAAGGAGTGAGAGCTTGCATTGTGTCGCAGTCGAGTCGCATACCTTTGTAGATTGGATGAAATACATTGTCCCTTGAGTGGCTATATACCATTCCACCATGTCGTGAACTTCTATAAAAGTAACCAGTAGTCCACCCTGACATAATGGTGTTGTCGCCCTGACCATAATAACTAGCGGTAAACTCAAACGAGTTATCAGGTCTAACGATGCCAATCTCTCGTGGATGAGTTTCATATCTGACATACCTCATAGGGTCGGTCTCATCTCGCCAACTTATCTCGTGGTAATTTGTAATCCCCTGAACCCCTGCATTTATATACTCTTCCTTCGTGATTGGAAACTCTTTCCCACTAAACCCATAAGTGATTCTGTAAATCGTGTCGTCATCTTCTTTCTCCACATAGAAACACTTGTTGTTCTGCGACCTGTAACTTATCGGAAAACGATTCGTTGAGCCACGATACGGCTTAACCGTTTTAGTAATCTCGGTTAATCTTTTGTAGTTAATGAATTGCATATACTTCTCCTTAGTCTTTGTTGTAAATAACTTTCTTACCTGTTGGCACTTCTAGGTCACGATTCATCGTAATCATCCACAAGGTTGGTGCTTGAATATTCCATGTGATGTCATGCTCGACATAACCATCGGTAAAGACCACCACACATTCAGCGTTAATCTTTTCCTTATTTATGTATTCACCTACCGATGAAACGTAAGTTCCGCCACCGCCCAGAGGTTTAAGCATATGTCCGATAGAAGAGTATTCATCGTTGCCGAATGACTGCTCGCCATGGACTTGCGTATCCCACCACAAAACACGAACCTTCTCAGGTTGAGCTATCTCACAGATAGATACCAGTTCTGAGGCAAACTCGGTAAGTTCCTTCGTGCCGATAGAACCGCTAGTGTCAATAGCAACTACCAC